ATGTCCACACCCCGTGAAACCATCCTGCAATCCCTGCTTGCGGCGCTGCAAACCGTGCCCGACGCAACCGTTCTCCGCGAAGAGGTGCTGCCCGAACGCCAGCCCGCAGGAGGTTTTGTTATTCTGCGTGATGGCGATCCCGGTGCGCCGGAGGTGACCCTGTCGCCGCTGCAATATCACTATGAGCATCGCGCCGAGATCGAGGTGATCGTGCAGGGCAAATCGCCGGCGGCACGCGCGTCAGCTTTTGATGCCCTCGCGCAGGCCATCGGTGCCGCGATTTCCGCCAACCGCACGCTGGGTGGGCTCTGCGACTGGACAGAAGCGCAGGCCCCGCAGCCGGTCGATCTGCCAGTTGAGGGGGCTGAAGGCCTGAAGGCGGCCATCGTGCCTGTCATTTTGACCTACACCACGGCCAACCCGCTGGGCTGAACCTCGTGGGATGACCTCCACCAAAAACAAGGAATCTGAACATGGCACGCGCACAAGGCGCGCGGTCGCAACTCGCGGCTGCGTTTGAGACAACTTATGGAACCGCTCCGGCAAGCGGCTATATGCAGATGCCGTTTACCAGCGCCTCACTGGGGGCAGAACAGCCTCTGCTGAGCAGCGAACTTCTTGGCTATGGCCGCGATCCACTGGCACCGATTAAGGATGCGGTGACGGCGGATGGTGATGTAGCCGTACCGATCGATGCGGAAGCGTTCGGATTCTGGCTGAAGGCGGGTTTTGGCGTCCCGACCACGACAGGCACCACCAACAAGACCCACTGGCAGCATGAACCCTGCTGGTATGCCGTACGTGCCAAAGGCAAGGGCCACTGGGCCGGCGATCGCAAACAGACCACGCTCTGGCAGATTGCAAACAAAGACCAGGACGCCGAGACCGTGCACGGCACGCAAAAGCCGGTCGAATGCATGCGCCGCCCGATCTTGAACAACTCAAGCCCCGGCCAGGCGGTCTATAGAGAAGGCATCCGGCAAGGCCGTAACCATCGAGACCGCGATCCTGCAAAGGGTGCTAGAAACCCATGTCCGAGAGCAGCTCGACGCCCTGGCCGACCTCCGGGTCTCGCTTGAATGAGGAGGAAAATACATCTGATCTGACCGCGGACCTCGACCTCGCCTTTGACGGCGCCGAGGATATCATGCGCGCCTGGCGCCAGGGCATGAGGCCTGATGCGGACCTGACGGTGTCGGAATGGGCGAATGCGCACCGCAAGCTGTCGTCTCGCGCCTCGGCGGAACCAGGACAGTATCGCACGGCCCGAACGCCATACCTGCGCGCTATCATGGATGCGCTGTCGCCGAACAATCCGGCACAGCGGATCAGCTTCATGAAGGCCGCCCAGGTCGGCGCAACGGAAGCCGGCAACAACTGGATCGGCTTCGTGATCCATCACGCGCCCGGCCCCATGCTGGCGGTGCTGCCCACGGTCGAGATGGCCAAGCGCACCTCGCGCGGGCGGATCGATCCGCTGATCGAGGACAGCCCGGCGCTGAAGGAGCGCGTCCAGCCGGCGCGCTCGCGGGATGCGGGCAATTCGATGCTGTCGAAGGAATTCCCCGGCGGCATTCTGGTGCTGACGGGTGCGAACTCGGCCACGGGGCTGCGCTCGATGCCGGCCCGATATGTGTTTCTCGATGAGGTCGATGCCTATCCGGCCTCAGCTGACGAAGAAGGCGATCCGGTCAGCCTGGCTGAAGCACGAACCACAACCTTTGCGCATAGGCGCAAGGTGTTCATGGTCTCGACACCAACCATCCGGGGGCTCTCACGCATCGAGCGCGAGTTCGAGGCGAGCGATCAGCGGCGGTATTTCGTGCCCTGCCCGCATTGCGGTCATATGCAGTGGCTGCAGTTCGAACGGCTGCGCTGGGATAAGGGACTACCGAAAACCGCCACCTATGCCTGCGAGGGATGCGATCAGGCAATTGCTGAACATCACAAAACGCAGATGCTTGAGCGGGGTGAGTGGCGAGCAACGGCGACCAGCGCCGACCCGAACGCGATCGGGTTCCACCTCTCGGCGCTTTATTCGCCGATCGGCTGGAAAAGCTGGGAGCAAATCGCACGGGATTGGCTGGCAGCCCAAGGCTCGGATGAGATGCTGCGCGCGGCGCGCAACACGCTTCTGGGCGAGACTTGGGTTGAAAGCGGAGATGCGCCAGAATGGCAGCGGCTGGCTGATCGCCGCGAGGTATTTGCCGCGCAGGTGCCGATGGGTGGTCTGTTCCTGACCGCCGGGGCCGACGTCCAGAAAGACCGGATCGAGGTCGATGTCTGGGCCTGGGGGCGTGGATTGGAAAGCTGGCTTGTCGATCACATCGTTATTCCGGGCGGACCTGGTGATCCAGCTTGCTGGCAGGCGTTGACGGACTTGCTTAGCCAGACCTGGGTGCATGAGAACGGTGCCGTGATGCCGCTGGCCAAACTGGCCATCGATACCGGCTACGAGACATCTGCCGTCTACGCTTGGGCGCGGGCGCAGGGCATCGCGCAGGTCGCCCCTGTAAAAGGACTTGAGGGTTTCAACCGCGCCACGCCAGTTTCTGGGCCAACCTTCGTCGATGCGACCGTGAATGGTCGGAAACTCAAGCGTGGGGCGCGGCTCTGGACGGTGGCCACCGCCACATTCAAGGCCGAGACCTATCGGTATCTGCGGATCGAGCGACCATCAGATGAAGATAGCGCGCTGGGCACACCAAACCCGGCCGGCATGATCCACCTGCCCGACTGGGCCGACAGCGAATGGCTGAAACAGCTCGTGGCGGAGCAACTGGTCACGATCCGCAACAAGCGCGGGTTTGCCCGCCAGGAATGGCAAAAGATGCGCGAGCGCAACGAGGCGCTGGACACACGGGTCTATGCCCGGGCCGCCGCGTGGATCCTCGGCGCCGACCGCTTCGACGAGCGTATGTGGCGCCAATTGGAAAAACAGGCGGGCGTCGAAACAGTCGTCACCTCGCAAACAGACGCCCCCGAGAAACCGACCGAACCACAGGCCGGCCGGGTCGCAACGCCGCGGCGGCGCAGCTGGAAGATCAGCACGCCCAAATACATGGAATGACACATGACCCTCGACGAGCTGAAACTCCGCCACAGCGCACTCTTGTCCGCGCGCTACAGCGGCACGCGATCGGTCAGCTATGACGGCAAGACCGTGAACTACGGAACTGACGCTGAGCTGGCCGCTGCGATCGGTGATGTCGAACGGCGCATCGCCAAACTCGAGCGCAGCGCTGGGCGTGTGCTCCGCCCCTTTGCTGTGAAATACTTCTGATGAACTGGCGGCAGCGCCTCGGCGCCTTCATCGGCGGGTTTGATGCAGGACAGCAACATCGGCGGCTGCGCGGGTTCCAGGCCACGCGGGCCCATGTGAACGCGCTGATCGCAGCATCAGGCCCCGACATCACCGCCCGTGCCCGGTGGCTGGTGCGCAACAACGGCTATGCGGTGAATGCGGTCGAAAGCTGGGCCGCCAACACCGTGGGCGACGGAATCAAGCCGATCTCGAAACTGGCCGATGCAGCTCGGAAAGAAGAGTTGCAGCGGCTTTGGCTGGCCTGGACAGATGAGGCTGACGCTGAGGGGCTGACGGATTTTTATGGGCTGCAGCGCCGGGCGGCCCGCGAAGTGTTTATTGCAGGTGAAGTCTTTGTCCGGATCCGGCCTCGGCGGGTGGAGGACGGGCTGACGGTTCCCCTCCAGCTGCAGATGCTGCCCTCGGAGATGCTGCCGCTGCATGAGACGGGCGTGGCGCGTAACGGCAACGCGATCCGACAAGGCATCGAATTCGACCGGATCGGGCGGCGCGTTGCCTATCACTTCTTTCGCCGCCACCCCGGTGACAGCACCGACCCCGGGCTCTCGGGAGAAATCGTGCGCGTTCCCGCCAGTGAGGTCATCCACGTCATCGACCCAGTCGAGGGTGGTCAGCTCCGCGGCGTCTCAAAACTGGCGCCCGCGATCGTGAAGCTCTTCCTGCTAGATCAGTACGATGACGCCGAGCTCGACCGGAAGAAGGTTGCAGCGATGTATGCAATGTTCGTGACCTCGCCTGCGCCAGAGAACCCGCTCGCCCCCTTGGACGACGAGGAGATGCCCGCCGGCGTCGAGATCAGCCCGGGTCAGATCGTCCGGCTCGATCCGGGCGAGGATGTCACCGTGGGGCAGCCCGCCGATAGCGGGGCGACCTATGAGCCGTTCCAATACCGGACCCTCCTGCAGATCTCAGCCGCGCTCGGGATCCCCTACCCCTACCTCGCCAATGACATGGTGAAGGGGAATTTCTCGAACTCACGGCTCGCGCTAATCGAATTCCGCCGGCGCGTCTCGGCCTGGCAGCATTCGGTGATGGTCTACCAGCTCTGCCGTCCGGTCTATGCGCGCTGGCTGGACCTGGCCGTGCTCTCCGGCGCGCTGGCCTTGCCCGGCTATGAAGCCGACCGCCCGCGCATGTTGTCCGCCGACTGGCTCCCCACGAAATGGGACTGGGTCGATCCGCTGAAAGACGCCAATGCCGAGATCGCCCAGATCGAAGCGGGCCTCAAATCTCGCACTCAAGCAATCGCCGAGCGCGGTTATGACGCCGAGCAGGTTGATCGGGAAATCGCATCTGAGCGGGAACGCGAGCGCGCACTGGGCCTCGATTTCCGGCGGCCAGGATCGCCTGCGCAAAGGGTGCAGGCTGTTCCGACCGAGGAGGAGGACGTCGAAACCGAGAACCCTGATCGCGAGGAGCGGCCTATCACAGCACCAGAGGAAGGATAGACGTCAGTCACACAGCAGGCGGACACCGGGAAGTTTTGCGGCCTTACGATCGAATGTCACCAGTTCGTTGGCACCAGCGCGCCGGGCCGCGGCGGCAATCATCAGATCGGCAAAGCCAAACCCGTCGTTGCGGTAGAGTTCGAGCGCCGGAGCAACCTCGTCGGAGCCTTCGATGTGCAGCTCGGTTGCTGAAAGCAACCCGTCGAGGGCAGCGGCGATTTCAGCGCGGGCGAGCCGATAGGCACGCTCAAGCACCCAAACGAGCTCTATCAAGACCTCGCGGCTGACAAAGCCCTGCGCCTCGTCCGTCAATTGGTCGATCACCTTCGTGGCCGCCTGCGCCTGCAACGGGTCGTCCTGAACGAGAAAGCGGACCAGAACATTTGTATCGAGCGCGATCACTTATCGAGATCCACGCTGTGTGTCGCGCCAGCGGAAATGGCCTCGTCCATCTCTTCCAAAGAAACAGGCTTCTGACCGGACCTGGACAGGATGCCCTGCAATTCCTTCACCGAGCGCGCCTTCAGGATGCGCACCTCACCATCAAGGATCAGGTAGCGCAGCTTGTCCCCGCTGGTCAGGCCAAGCGCGGCCCGGACATCCCTCGGCAGAGTTGTTTGGCCTTTTACTGTCACCGTCGATTCATGCATCGGCAAATTCCTTACTTTTTCGCAATTCTCCTTACCATATGGAGATCAGAAATGCAAAGCCAAGCCAAGGACCAAGCCTGATGCTCCATGCCCGCATTGCCGCACGCGCCTTCAACACGCCGCTGCTGGTGGAACCCTCAAAGGCCATGGCTTTTCTGTCGGGGCTCGGGCCGCGCATCCTCGGGCGGCGAGTTGAACTTATGGACAGTGACGAAACGGCAGGTGACGCCGCCCGTCTCCCCGTGCGCGCCAGCATCCTGGCAGATGGCCTGACCGAACGCCTGCAGCAACATGGCAATGCACCCTACCCGGTCGTGGACGGCATCGCCGTGATCGAGATCTCCGGCGTTCTGATCCACCGGGGCGGCTGGATCGGGCAATCCTCAGGCCAGACCAGCTATGAGGGGATCGCGGCACAGATCGAGGCGGCGACACGCGATCCGTCCGTGCGCGCGGTGGCACTCGAGATCGACAGCTTTGGCGGCGAAGTGGCCGGTGTTTTTGACCTCGCCGATCGCATTCGGGCCATCCGGGGCAGCAAGCCCGTCTGGGCCTTCGTCGCCGAGCACGCTTTCTCGGCCGGCTATGCGCTGGCCTCCCAGGCCGACCGCATCCTCCTGCCGCGCACCGGCGTCGTGGGCAGTATCGGGGTTGTCGTCATGCATGCCGACCTCAGCGGTCAGCTCGATCAAGACGGCGTGCGCGTCACGCTGGTCCATTCCGGCCAGCACAAGGTCGATGGCAATCCCTATGAGCCGCTGCCCGAGAACGTGCGCGATGACATCCAGCGCGAGATCGATGTGCTGCGGTTCCTCTTTACTGAGACCGTCGCCGCGGGCCGCGCTGGGCGGCTGGGGGCGAGCGGAAATGGCGGGATATCTCGCTGCCGTTCACGATCTCCGCCGCCATGGCGCAGCGGCTGGCCAAGATTGAGCTGGAACGCGCACGCCGACAAATGACGGTGCGGTTGTCGGGGAAACTGTCTGCCTGGGCAGCCACCGTCGGGGATGTGGTGACGCTGTCCTACGCCCGGTGGGGCTTTGCCGCCAAACCCTTCGAGGTGCATGGGGTGAGCCTTGACCTGACGGCCTCGGGCGATGGGGCGCTCCTCCTGCCGGAGCTGGTCCTGCGCGAAACCTCGCCTCTGGTCTATGACTGGTCAGCGTCCGAAGAACAGATCTATGCAGCCGCCCCGCGCACGGCGCTGCCCAATGCGTACGACATTCCGGCGCCGGGTGCGCCGCAGGTCACCGAAGACCTCTATGTCACGCGGGATGGCGGTGGACTAAAGGTACTGGCGAAGATCAGCTGGGAAGCTGCACCGTCTGGGTTTGTCTCTGCATACCAGCTGCAGGGGAAACTAGCGGGCGCAACCGAGTGGATCGACTATGGACGCACCGATGGCATCGCGCTCGAAATCCGTGACATCGCGCCAGGCGCTTGGTCCTTTCGCGTCAAGGCACTTTCGGTCTTGGGCGTCTCCTCGCCTTGGCAGGAGACAGCGGTCGAAATCCTCGGGCTGACGGCACCGCCAGCACAGCTTCAGAACGTGACGCTGCAAACGGCGGGTGCACGGCACAACTCGCTGCTGGAGAGTTGGCGGTGAATATCACCGACGGAAAGCTGTTCCTGAAGCGTGTCTCCGGGTCCGAAACCGTTATCGAACTCGGACAGACTGGGCCGCAAGGCCCCACCGGACCAGCTGGTCCTCAGGGTGCGACCGGGCCAACAGGGCCTCAGGGCCCAACAGGGGCAACAGGCCCAAAAGGTGACACAGGCGCAACAGGTCCTCAGGGTCCGACGGGCGCCACAGGACCGACACCAGCGCATCAATGGTCCGGCACCAGTCTGCGTTTTTTCAACGGATCAACCTGGGGTGCTTACGTAAACCTGAAAGGTGCCACCGGGGCAACAGGTGCGACGGGAGCCAAGGGTGATACTGGCGCCACCGGCCCGACAGGACCCCAGGGACCTGCGGGTCCCACGGGTGCCACCGGGCCTACGGGTCCACAAGGCCCCGCGGGGGCCGATGGTTCTCCCGACACGGCAGCGCAGGTACGTGCCAAACTGGTGACAGTAGATGGCTCTGGCTCTGGAATTGATGCCGACCTGCTGGATGGCAGCCACGCCAGCGCTTTTGCCCGCCTGTCGGGAGCGACGTTCTCAGGCACGGTAACAGCGCCGAACTTTGTCTCATCCTCAGATGCGCGTCTCAAATCCGACATCGCGCCCATCGCGGATTCGCTGGCCAAGTTGCAGGCGCTGACCGGCGTCACCTTCACCATGGCGGGCAGCGACGCGCGGCAGATCGGCCTCATCGCGCAGCAAGTGCAGAGCGTCGCCCCTGAGGCCGTGGTCGAAGCCGAAGGTGTGCTGCGCCTCGCCTATGGCAATCTCGTGGGTCTCCTCGTCGAGGCCATCAAGGACCTGGCTCAGGAGGTCGATCAGCTGAAAAGGACCGCACCGTGA